CACGAATAAGCTTTGCTCTTGGCTAACAGTTTTACCTGTAGCAAAATCATAATTAGAGACAGCTTTTGAATATAAAATACCTTGTTTTACTAAGTCTCCTGCAGCAGCAAATGCTTTATTAACAGCTGCATTTACTTTTGCAGATAAAGACATTAGTTAGCCCTCCACCAAGAACTACCCATACCACCAAAACTACCTTTTCTAACTAAAGCACGTAATGGCTTAATTACGATAGAAGGTGTAATAGATACTGTTCTAACATCATTATTATTATCAGTTAGTCTGATGCTACCAATTGAAATACTTTCAAAGGTTTGAGTCTGCTGAGATAATAAGTCTTCATTTTGAATTAAATGCAAAGCCTGTTCATAAACAGCAGTTTTAACTAAAGAAGGAACCTCGTTTTCAGCAACAGTAATATCCTGACCCATGCGAGGATCATAGTATATTGCTTCTTTACGAGGCCACGCAAGAGCTTGAGAAGAGCTAATAGCTGAACCAATCCAAGGACGGTTGTCAATTAATTGAGTAGCAGTAACAAGAGCTTGCTCTTTAATTTCGGCATCAGAAGCGTCCCACTCAGCGGAATCAATTCTGGTTTCAAAATAAGCGTCAGCTTCGGCTATAGTTACATAGCTATTTGTATTAAGAACTAAAGCCATTAGCTCCTCCTAAATCTTATGAGTGGAAGATAGGTAGAATACCTAGGTTTAGGTAATCCATCTTACGAGTCCAGCTTGCGCCAGCGCCTAGAGTACCGTTAGTTGCAAATGCATTGGTTGCACCAGCCCAGTCGTAACCTAGTGGGTGCATAATGTGACCCCAGCGATACCATACGTTGGTTGAACCACCACCAGTGAATGAAGCAGCGTTACGGTCTACTTCAACAGGAGTTGGAACCATTACAGGAGCAAATGCTACTGATTCAGGCTTGATGATGAATGAACATTTGGTTGACTGTGCATTTAGATCACCAGAAGCTTCGCCGCTGATACGCTGATTTGCACGAGTCATTACTAGACGGAACTTACCACCGAATACGCTGTCAAATTCCATGTTACCGTCTTGTACACGAGTTTGGTCCACAAGGTTAGCAGCACGCATTTCAGCCATAACTTCGGGTGAAGTGACTAGGTACATGTAATCGGGTTCATAGTCTTTGAAGCCCATACCTAAAGCACGGAATAGGCGCTCGCCACGAGCAGCACCAATAGCAGTTGAGTCGAATAGACGACGAGCGTCTGAAGTACCAGTAGCGGCAGAACCAAATGCGCCTGCAGCGTTGATGTCAACAAAGAAGCCAGTAGCAGAAGCGTCTGCGTCGGTGTCGAAATCAGTGATACCACCGTTACCAGTGCCACCTGCATCGCCTAGCGCAACTTCTGAAGCTGCAACGCCTTTTAGAACGTTTAGTAGAGCATTGCCTTCGTCATCGCCCCGAACCTGAGCGAAGTCACGAGCAATTTTGGCTAGACCATCTTGCTTTGAGATAACTTCTTGTAGGTTTACTTGCTGTGCGCCAAAGGTACGAACTGACTTGACGTAGTTAGCAATGTCGGTGGTGATGTCAGTATAAGTACCATCAGCAGAGTTGCTTAGTGAAGGTACGTTGATGTTTGCCGCTAGGGGTTTGTACCAACGGAACTGACCAATAAATGATTCACCATCGGCAGTAATGTCTGCACGCTGGCCAACGATACCAGTTGAGTTTAATTTCTTTTCGGTAGTGTAAGCTTCGTCAGCATAAGCTGAGATAGCTAGTGCTACATTTTGAAAGTCGGTGTTTGTAATAGCCATTATATTATTCCTTGTATATAACTATTTTGTTAATAATTAAACGATCCTAGCTGACCTTTGGCCGCTAGTGCTAGAACCTCTTGCGTACTCATCTCTGACAGTGATTTCTTTGAGTCAGTAGAAGAATGTGCCGCAGGGGTTGTAGTTCCTGCACCCGAATTAGTTTTAACTCGGAACAAGAATGAGTTGTCTTCACTCTTTGAGTAAGAATCAATAAATTCTTGGATAGAAGTTCCATTTTTGTGAACCCAGCTTCCGTTTTCGTTTTGAACGAGTTGCTCAACAATATCACGGTAAGCCATTTGGCGACTCCGCTCGTTGCGGAAATCAAGATTAGCTAGTTTGCTGTTAACAACACTATCTCGGTTTAACTTTGTATTTTCTTCTTCGTAAACCTTCAGCTTTGCTTCAGCCTCAGCAAGTTTCATTTCAAGCGCCTCTTGGAGTTTGCCCTCTTCTTCTAAACGCTTAATATCTGCCTGCTTTTTAGCTTGTTCAATTTCAGCAGCCTTTTTCAGAGCTTCATCTCGCTCTTTGGCCATACGGTCCATATTAGCTTTCATTTTTGCTAAACGTTCTTGGACCTCACGCTCAACTGGATCTACCTCGTTCGAAGCGTCCTCTTGAACGGTTTCTTGTTGTTCCTGAGTATTTTCCTCAGTCATAGTTACTTCTTCTTCATTTACTTGATTTTCTTCACTCATAATTTTTTCCTTTCAAGCACAGCTTGAGTTAATATAAATAATAATAGTTGCGTCACAGACACATTTAATAGCTTGTAAGCTATATTTTTATTTTATAGTCCATAGGCTATTACAAATAACTACGGCCCAATTCCATACCAGTCTTCTCCTTCACGAATTGGAGCTAGTATGTCTTTTCTAGTAATTTTGTCTTTTGGATCGATCAATCCCTGCTCCTTGGCAAGTTTCAAAAGACGATTGTAAGACTGTCGAGAAAGACCCTGTCTTCTCATTTCTTTTAATGTCTTACGAATAGTATCACCTTCGAGAGCATCTGCATAGATGGTTCTTAAGGCATCCTTTGCACGACGAGCCTCACCAATGTTAGTAAAGAAAGCGTCGTGAATGGTAGCCGTTTCAACGTTATTTTTACGGCCCCACAAATGGAATCTACGAACAATAACTGCGTCATTGCTATGATTTCCATTAACTCCTAATCCGATTCTAGCGTCATTTAGTGAGCCTTTACCTAAAAGCTTACCATCTTCTGCGCTAGCTTCGTAAATATTTGCAATTCGTCTTCCTGTTACAGGATCACGAAATTCAATTCTTTCTTGTATCTTTGGGCGATACCTTTGTGTCATAATCTTTCCATCAAAAGTAACCCAAGGAATATCTACTTTTTGAGTCTCAGTTACGTATACTTTAGCGACTTCTTTCCAGTAGTTAATAAAGTTGTCAGTAACAGGCGCTCTTTGAGCAAGGTTTTTAGACATAATTCTTGACACTTCAGAAAACTCTTTAGGGCCAATAATGCCACGTCTTGCGTTAGTTAACTTATTTACAAAATCACCAACATCAGGGTGAATATCTTGAGCTTGTTTTAAAAGAGTTCTACCTACTGGTTCATTATTATTAATCAGCTCTATTAATTCTTTTCTAAAAGAACTTAATTCTTCTGAAACAGTAGTTGCGCCCAACCTGTCAGCAATTTTAATTTTACCATCAATAATTCTTAGCTGTGTGCTAAGATTATCTTTAGTAATTGTAACAAAACCCTTATCATCTAAAACTTTAGAAAGTTTATTAGCAACATTTGCTGTTTTAGTAGCAGCACCTGCACCGTAGAATGACACCATGTTTTGAGATTTAGCAGCTTTTGCAAGGTCTTCCCAAGTAAGGTTAGCGTCCCTCAAAGCAGGAATTTTTAAGAATTCAGGGTCATTTACCGTGTCCATTGCAACAAGGTCATAAAGTCTATTCTTTTGAGTTGTTGCTAAAACGTTAGAAGCTTGAGAGACTGCT